GCGTATGGATATTGATGACGTTGTAGCTCGACTCGCCCAGCATGAACTAGAATGCAAATTGCGTTACGAAAGAATTGAAGAAATTCTTGAGGAACAAAAGGCCGGGATTACGTCGCTGGACACTAAACTTTGGGGATTAGCGGTTTTGGTTCTTGTAACTCCCTTGATTGCTAATGTTATCTCTTAACCGTGTATGCGCCCTTTCTTTACTGTCGATCCGTTAGAGAATCGTATTATAGATGAGCTGCGGGCTTGGTCTGCCGTGGGCTTGGAAACGCCTAATGATTTTTTCAATAATCTGGCGCCATGTCCTTTTGCGCATCAAGCTTGGGCCGACCAAAAAGTAACCATTTTCTTCAAGCGCGAAAGCAGCTTTCAGTGCTTATACAGCGCTATTTCTCAATATGACGACACGTTTGACGTGGCAATTCTGGTAGATTTATATGACCTAGCGGAAAATAGCGCTTTTCATGAGCATATTAGCCAGTTAAACACTGCTATCTCCAAAGGATTTTTTATAGACCATGATATCTGGCTTATGGGCTATCACCCGGAAGACGATATCCCCGATTTCGTGGATGACAGCATGGATATGGCTCCTGAAATAGAAGTAGAAGAGGAATATGCGGTAATTTTTATACAGCGCCTGTCTAAACTACAGGAGTCAGCTTACAAGCTGACGCAGAAAGGGTATTATGAGAATTATATGCAAGATAAAGAATGCTGCGCTCAATATGCCTATAGAGAAAGGTTCTACGAACAACTAAGGAGAAACCCACATGGGTCCAGCGAAAAAGAAAGCACCTGTACGGATGCGAAAGGGTGGTTCTCCCAAGAAAAAGGGCAAAGGTGGGGGCTCCGAGACGACGGTTAATGAACTACGTCGTCTGGCTAAACAAAAAGGTTATAAACTGGTTAAAACATAATGGCTACCTCTGGAACTACTTCTTTTGAACTTGATGTAACGGACTATATCGAAGAAGCCTTTGAGCGTTGTGGTCTGGAAGTTCGAACAGGTTATGACTTAAAAACGGCTAAACGTTCGTTGAACCTGATGCTGGCAGAATGGGCTAACCGGGGGCTTAATCAATGGACTATAGCCCAGAGGACACAGGCCCTCACGGAAAGTGATGGTGAATATACGATAGGAACGGATGTTATAGACATTTTGTCCGTAGTGGTTCGTCGATCTAATACTGATTACGCGTTGGGGCGTCTAAGCCGGGATGAATATTTAACTATTCCTAATAAGACAACCGAAGGGCGCCCTAATCAATTTTTCCTTGATCGTCAGATCGCGCCTAATCTAAAAATATGGCCGATCCCTGAGAACAGTACCGATGTGTTGTATTATGATGCGTTGACCCGGGTAGAAGACGCGGGCACCCCCATTAATACGCTAGATGTCCCTTTTCGGTTTTATCCTTGTCTGGCGGCGGGGCTGGCGTATTACTTGTCGGTCAAACGCGCTCCCGACCGGGTGCAAATGCTTAAAGCCATATATGAAGAAGAGTTTGAGCGGGCCGCAACAGAAGATCGCGATCGTTCCTCTTTTAATGTTGTTCCCAAGTACGAATATTACCGGATAGGCTAATGGGAAAATACGCTTCTGGGAAAAGAGCTTACGCGATTTCTGATCGTTCTGGTCAACGCTACCCTTATCGTTTGATGCGAAAAGAGTGGAACGGCTTATTAGTCGGCCCGGATGAATATGATCCGAAACAACCTCAACTGGGGCCATTCAACTCGGTTGTTGACCCGGAAGCCTTAAAAAACGCCCGACCCGATCGGGTTGAGCCCTTATTGGTTTTTGTGGGGGTTCCCACAGTAGAAGCGCCCAAGCCCCCGCTTCTTGTGGGTTATGGTCAAACCGGACAAGTAACGGTAACAACGTCATGAGCTTTACTTACACTCAGCTTAAATCAGCTATTCAGGACTATACGGATTACGACGAAACTACTTTTGTTACGAATTTACCCGTATTTATTCGTCAGGCAGAGGAGCGGATATTAAAAAGCGTCCAGCTTAGTCTTTTTCGGAAAAACGTGTTGGGTACACTAACGGCCTCTAACAAGTATTTATCTTGCCCTAGTGATTTTTTAACCTCTTTTTCTTTATCGTATATTGATAGTAGCAGTGATCATCAGTTTTTGGAGTTCAAAGACGCTGATTTCATCCAAACTTTTACTCCAAACAGTGCTACTACGGGGGACCCCCGGTTTTATGCCGTTTTCGACGTGGACAACTTTATTGTCGGGCCTACCCCAGACAGTTCTTACGACGCGGAATTGCACTATTTTTATCGCCCCACCAGTTTAACGGCGGGCTCCGATAGTGGAACTACATGGCTTAGTGAAAATGCCGAAATAGCGATCTTATACGGGAGCTTGGTGGAAGCTTATACCTATATGAAAGGTGAGCCTGATTTGTTACAGAATTATGAAAAGCGTTTTATGGACGCCGTTACGACCCTGAAGATGTTCGGTGAGGCGAAAGAGATTAGTGACGCCTACCGGACAGGGCTTGTTATGCGGCAGAAACAGTAGAGGAAATATATGTTTGACATAGAAGTATCTGCTTCTTTAGGAAATTTTGAAGTGCAGACAACATCTGGCCGGGGCCATACCCCTCAAGAATTAGCTAAGAATGCGGTAGCTAAAATAATTAGCATTTCTGAAGATACAGATCCGGCTCTCAAGCAACAGGCTGAAGCATTTAGAGAAAGAATGTTCCATGTGATTGTACATGCTCTGGAACAAGCAGTTAAAAGCGATAGAACGACACTCTATAATGAGTTTAAAAACCAAGGTCATGATGATATGGCCGCAATATTGAGGAAATTGTAATGGCTAATACTCAGGCAATGTGTACATCTTTTAAGCAGGAAATTCTGCAAGGTATACATAATTTTACCAGCGGGTCTGGTGGTGGAACTACCACTAGTACAGGCACAGGGAATACTTTTAAGGTGGCTCTGTATACCAGCAGTTCAAGTATGACTGCCGCTACGACTGCCTATACCACAACCGCTGAAGTTTCTGGAACTGCATATAGCGCGGGCGGGAACACTTTAACTAATGTCACACCGACTACATCCAGCACTACGGCTCTAACTGATTTTGCTGATAGCACTTGGAGCAGTTCAACGATTACTGCAAATGGGGCGTTAATTTATAACTCTTCTACGACAGCAGGGTCTGCAAACCGGGGGGTTTTGGTATTAGCTTTTGGTTCAGATAAGAGTTCTTCTTCTGGAGATTTTACGATTGTTTTCCCAACAGCAGATGCCAGTAGCGCAATTATTAGGATCGCTTAGGTTAGGATCGCCTAATGGCTGATGTAACAGTATATTTTGAGGGTTATAACAGTATAACCCAGACGTACAACTCTGGGGGTTATAACCAAGATGTAGCGTTTACCGGGTTAACTGGCAGCGTAGGTAGTGAAACAGTTACTACCGATATGGTTTTTTCTGTCACAGGGGCAGCGGCAACTGCTTCTGGTGGTAGTGTAACAGTAGAATTGGGGCAGACCGTTGCGGTTACCGGAGCGAGTGCTACCGCCTCTGTAGGTAGTGAAACAGTTACTACCGATATGATTTTCTCTGTCACAGGATCGGCAGCAACCGCTTCTGTGGGTAGTGTAACAGTAGTAGAAGGCACTGGAGTTACTGTAACTCTTACCGGTGTAGCGGCAACTGCTTCTGTAGGCAGCGTGACTGTTGCCGAGGGAGCGGGCGCTTTGGTTACGGGAGCTTCTGGCACCAGCGCAGTAGGCAGTGTTACTGTCAGTGAAGGCGCTGGGCCGTCAGTAGAAGTTACGGGTGTGGAAGCAATAACACCCGAAGCCCCCGCAGTGCTTATTTGGAATGTTGTGGATACATCACAAACACCTAATTGGATAGAAATAGCGGCGTAAATTATGGCATCAACTTATGTAAATAATTTAAGGGTAGCAGAGCCAGCAGATGGAGATTCGGGTTGGGGCACATCAACCAATACTTCTCTTGAGTTAATTGGCGAAGCTCTTGGTATTGGCACAGAAGCCATTACCACCAATGCGGATACGCATACATCGACAGTGGCGGATGGCACTTCCGATCAGGCCAGAGCTTTTCGCATAAAATATACAGGTACGTTGGATTCTAACTGCACAATTACGATTGGCCCCAACACCATGAAACGGGTGCAGATTATAGAGAATGCAACAAGTGGCGGGTTTTCGATCATTATCAGTCAGGGTAGTGGCGCTAATGTCACTATCGCTAGTAGCTCTAGCAAGGTGGTCTATCTTGATGGGGCAGGATCAGGAGCCGCAGTCGTTGACGCTTTACCTGACGCGATAGGGGCAGATCAAATCGCTGATGATGCTGTAGGGGCAGATCAAATGGCTGATGATGCCGTGGGTGTTGCTGTATTGTCAGCAACTGGCACTGCGTCGTCCTCAACTTTTTTGCGGGGGGATAATGCTTGGGAAGCAGCAGGAGGCGCTTACAATGCTTGGGCAGTTAAGACGACAACATATACAGCGGTCAGTAAAGATCAGTTGATTTGCAATCATGCAAGTACGCCATTCACAGTTACGCTGCCAGCCAGTCCAAGTGCTGGGGATACGGTCATTTTTAAAAATGTTGGCGCGGCACTTGTAACGATTGGTCGTAATTCTGAAGATATAGACTCGGTAGCGGAAGACGGCACTTTACCAGAAGGCAATGCTGTTCAATTGGTTTATGTCGATGCAACCATAGGCTGGGCATCATTGTGAGGAGAATTTTATGGCGGTTCTAGGAACACAGAACGAAGCAGTATTTATGGAACGTGTATTTACTACTTCCACAACATGGACGCCACCTTTTGGTTGTCGAGCGTATGTGACAGTTATTGGCCCCGGCGGCGGTGGAGGTAATGCCCGACATACTGCTGATCATTACGCATATTGTGCTTCCGGTGGCGGCGGTGGCGGCTGCGCTAAAAGTTTATTAGTTTTAAGTTCTTCTGTGACTTATACAGTCACTATCGGGGCGGGAGGCGATGGAGTTACCAATGCGGGGGACGGATCTGATGGTTCAGCTAATAGCGTTTTTTCTGGTTCTGATATTACCACAATGACAGCTAATTTAGGCTCTGGAGGAGTCTACGGAGTCGCTGCTGGGACAGTAGCTACTCAAGCTGGAGGTGCTGGAGGTGCTGCTTCTGGGGGTGATATATGGAACGTCACCGGAGGTGCTGGAGGTAGTGCAGCATGTTCTGCTTTTGATAGCGGTGGTAATCATATAGCTGCTGGGGGCGGAGGTGCCGCTGGTATTCTGGGAACATCTTATAGAGGTGGAAATGCTTTAAATTCTACCGCAGGTACGGACAAATTATCTATGGCCGGGGGTGCTGGTATAGGTGGTAGAGGTGGAGATGCTACTTGCACAGGCACAGATGCTAGTGCGCCTTTGAATGGGACGGCGATAGCGAACGGAGGAAGCGCAGATGGACCCGGTATTGATGTTGTACAGGCTGGAAGTGCCTACGGCTATCGAACTGGGTATTACCAAACTTGTTGGGATTCAAGCCTGATAAAGAGCAACTGTAATGACGCCCAGAACAAACTATTCCACAATGCCGGTGGTGGTGCCGTAGATGCGACTAATGCTGCTTACTCTACCGCCCAGACTCAACGGCAAGGATCAGGGACTGCGAGTATATTTCATGGGTTAAATGGGCAATCAGGCGGTGCTAGACAAGCTGAGAAGCAGGATTATTCTGGCCCCGGTGCGGGAGGTTCAGGAACTTGGTCTTCCACTGGCGGGGAAAATAATCGCGCTATGCCGGGGCTTTTTGGCGGTGCTGGCGGCAGCACTAATAATTATTATGGCTCGTATAATGGTGGGAGTACCGGGCGAGGGGCATCGGGTAGTTACGGTGCAGGTGGGGGTGGATTCGCCGGTTATACATCTGCAAGTGGTTACAGCGGGCGCGGGGGTGATGGCATGGTTGTTGTAACGATTCTGGAGATATTGTAATGAGTATCTACCGTGTAACAGACAGTGATGGTAATGTCAGCAAGATAATAGCCACAGAGGAATTTGCTAAAGCACAATATGCCAGCTATGAGCGAGAGGCTGGTCAAGTTATCCCTGACTTCGAGCTTCCAGATCCTGCAAGAGAATGGCGCGACCAAGAATTACAACAAACTGACTGGATAGCCCAAACCCCAGATCACCCACAACGTGATGCTTATCTCACATACAGACAAGAACTCAGGGATTGGCCGTCAACCGATGAATTTCCAGATACTCAGCCTACTCTTGGGAGTTAATGAATGCCTACATACGTCAATAACCTCAGATTAAAAGAGATCACAACCGGGGACGAAAGTGGAACTTGGGGAACAAGCACAAATACTAACCTAGAATTAATAGGTCAGGCGTTGGGCTACGGCACAGAAGCGATTCCGACTAACGACGATACCCACGCTACCACCATTGCAGATGGTTTAGCGGATGAAGGTCGAGCGTTAATGCTCAAGTACACCGGGACGCTGGATTCTACCTGCACCATCACGCTAGGCCCGAATAGCGTAAAGAAGGTCTGGATTATAGAAAATGCAACCTCCGGCTCTCAGTCGATCATTATTAGCCAAGGTAGTGGTGCCAATGTCACGATAGCTAATGGTCGTACTGCCATAGTGTATTCAGATGGCGCTGGTTCCGGGGCAGCTATTGTTGATGCCCTGACTGATTTAACAGTTACAGATTCTTTTAAGATTGCCGGGGCTACTCCAACTCTTACGATAGGAGATGGTGACGGGGAAGACACTAAAATATTATTTGATGGTGCTGCTCAGGATTTTTATGTTGGTTTAGATGATTCAGCCGATGATTTTATTATCGGTTTAGGATCTGCTGTAGGTACAACTCCGATTATTTCACTTACAGAGGATGGGGCAGTTACCTTAAAGGGAACTGCAACAACTGACAATAGTTCTATGGTGCTAACTCTGCAAACTGCTGAAGTGGACATAGAAACTAGTGATGTTATTGGTACAGTAGATTTTCAGGCTCCTGATGAAGCCGCTGGATCTGATGCTGGCCTGATTGCTGCCGGTATTGAGGCAATATCAGAAGGAGACTTTAGCGCAACAAATAATGCGACAAAGCTAAGTTTTAAAACTGCGGCCAGCGAAGTTGCTACAGAGAAAATGGCTTTGTCATCTGCTGGAAATTTAACAGTTGCGGGTACTATTACTGATGTCGCTGGGGCTATTAGAGCAATACCTGTAAATACAGAAGCCAGCACTTACGAGTTAGTCGCTGGAGATGTCGGAAAAGTTATTAATGCCGGTGGGGAAGTTACTATACCTGCTAGTATATTTAGTGCTGGAGATGTTATTACCCTTTTTAATAATACAGCAAGTGGTCTTGATATTGATTGTTCCGCTATTACAACAGTATATAAAGCAGGGACAGACACTAATCAGTCGAGTGGTGGGCTAACAATAGATACTCGTGGAGTCGCTACAATTTTGTTTATTACTACTACGCTCTGTGTCATATCCGGGGATCTTGGCTAATGTTTGAGGTGAAAGAATGATGGATCA